CGGCTTGGGTATTTATTTGTGAGTAAAGGCTGTTTATTTGCGCAATTTGGTCTGCACTGGCAGTGGCTAGTAAAGCAGCGGTTTCACTTGCCGCACCTGGGCCAGCCTCAAGTAACTGTTGTATGTATTCTTTGTTTAAGCCAGCCGCTAATAAACTTTGGATATTCTTTCCAAATGAAACTATCTGAGTCAAGCGTTCAGTCAATTGTTTAGTTATCGAATCAACACCTGTTGTAGCCTTTTTAACTTGGCTAATTACTAATCCGCTTGCGGTTTTAGTTACTGTCAAAACGGCTTTGGTATCTGCGTTAGATAAAGTTACTAAAGCCTTAGCAAAGTCTTTGATACCGCCAGTTAATTTCTGCTGGAAGTTTGCTTGGCTTTCTAGTACTTGGGCTAAATCATCTTCGGCTTGCTTTAAGGCATCAACGGCAAGTGTGCGCCTTTTCGCCAACTTAACTAAAGCGGCTGTTTGGTCGGTTAAATAATCAACAATTAGGCTCTTAGCCCCTTGGGACATTCCTGTAAATCTTTGATTGACGGCTTCAACTAAATTGTCATACATGCCAATTATTGAATCGACAGTCGCTTCGCCATCACGCATAGCCCTATCAATTTCGCTAGGTTCGCCAAATGGCGTACGAAGCAACTCGCCAAAGCGCTTCATTGCTGAGGCTCGCTCTTCAATTGCCTTTTCTAAGGCGCTATTGGCTTCACTTATCTTCTGTTGAATATCTTCAATTTGACCTGCGACTTTGGCATATTCTTCCATCATCACTCTTACATCGGCATTAACTTTATCGAAGGCGGCTCTTAATTTAGCCAAAGCAGGACCGCTTAACATCTTGCCTTTAGCCTCGAATACTGCCGCTAATTTATCTAACGCTCCCATTACTGAACTACGAGCGGCATCTGCGCCTTTCATAAAGGAGTCAGAGAATTCAAACTTCATAAAATCCGAATAATTATTGACGGCCTCTTTTAAGTTTTGTTGCATTTCAGCGAGTTTTTTAGCGGCGGCTTCAGCGGCTTTTTGGGCTTTAGCATCTACTGCGCCTGGGCGATTAGACTTTCCAAGTGCAGCAAGGTCGGGCATAATCGGTGCCATCTTGTCTTCTTTAGGTCCTGAAACCTTCTTTTTAGCCAACCCATCTAAGTTCTTAGAAAAACCTTCAACTTTAGCGGCGGCATCATCAAAGAATTTACCGACACCTTTAGTCATATTAGACAAGCCATCATAGGCTTTTTTGGCGTCAGGGTTGATAAAGCCAAGAATCTTTAGAAATAGTTTCATTGGCCCTGTAATTAAATTTACAAAGGCTTCGGCTAATACACCAACGACTTTAATTACAAAACCTATAACTTTTAGTCCAACTTTACCAATGGTGATTACCATTTTTCTAAATGCGTCAGACTTATTCCATAACATCATAAAGCCTGTCGCTAATAACGCAACGGCGGCTACTACAAGTCCGATAGGATTCATACGCATAATTAAATTCAGAGCCTTAAATGCCTTAGAGAGTTTAGTTGTAGCCAATGTTTTAGCGGCTGTCATCGCCAGCATAACTTTGGAGTAAGCGTTGTAAAGAGCAACTTGAACTAGATAGGCCCCAATAGCGACTCCTACCGCCGTAACTGCCCCGACTAAAACCTGAAAGAAAGCCGCATTACGCTGTATAAAACGCCCAATAGCGCCTAAAGTTTGAATGAAAGCAATTACTGCCCCAACAGCAAGTTTTATAGCAGGAACTAATACTCCAGTAAATACAGGAGCAAATACAGTCGCAATGGCTCTACCAAAGTCGAATAAATTTTTTAGCAGACTTCCAATAAAGTTGATAAAATTTTGAACAGAAGTTCCGTCTCCCAATTTCGCCTGTAATCTTTCTAAAATAGGAGTTAAGTTAGTTTGCATGTAACTGGTAACATTAGTCATTACAGGCAAAAGAGCATTTCCTAAAGCCTCTTTAGTATCGTCAACGGCCAGTTTGAATTTTCTTTGAGCAATAGCGGCTGGACCGCCTGCTGTTGCCGCAAAATCTCGGTAAGTAGTTTCTAAGACTTTTACGATACCTGCGGCTCTTTCACTTTCAGTTCCCGACTTAATCATTTTTTTAGTTTCGGCGTCTAATACGAAACCTGTTCTCGTAAGAGAGGCAAATTGGCCGTTCAATGCTTGCGCAAGGCCGTTAGTCATACTTCTAAATTCGTCAGCACTTGCGGCAGCGCCCTTTTCAGCAACTACATAATCCAAAATAGCAGGAGTTAAAGTAGCAATAGTGCTTCCATGCAAATCAAAAGTCGCTAATTGCGATTGAACTACTGTTATATTTTCTTTAGAGATACCTGTTAATGCTTCGAGGGCTTTGCCTTGTTGAAATAAAATCTGTATCTGCGCCTCTGTTGCCCCATTAGTATTTAAGAGTAATTTTCTTAATCTATTTTGAGCAGCAGCGGCTTGTTGGGCGGCTTGAACTGAATCTCGCCCTAATTTCAACGCATAAGCGCCAGCGGCTGTTGCGGCTACTGTAAAAGCCAGCCGTAATTTATTAGTTAAAACCCCTGAAGTTTTGTTTGCGGCAACGCTAACTTTATTAGTGGAATCTGCCGCTTTCTCCATGGCAGATGTAAATTGAGAGGTGTCGGCCTTTAGACGAGCCAGTACATCTACAACTGACATCTAACTTCACTTCCTTCTTTTGGCCTCTTGCTCTTGTTCCCATATCCGCAACCGCTCAAGTGATTCCCACTCCGCTAACTCAATAGCGGAGATAGGTTGAAAAGTTGAACTGCCGTATAAAAGTTCCTCGACAGTTCTACCTAAGCGTTCTGCGAGTTCGAAGACGAATCTTCGGTAGCCGTTGCGGAGGAATCTTTTCCCACTGCGTCAGCGCTCTCCTGCGTAAAACCCGACAACCTCATACCAACGGCGGCTAAGCGGTCTAATGCTGTAGCGGCTTTGGCTAATAAAGCGTCACGATCTGCGGGCTTAAAAATTTGTTCGCCTTTATCGATATCAAACGACGTAGCAATTACAATTTCGGGATATACAAATTGGAGATTAACTCCGCCTTTGTTGTCAATCGCTAAATCCATGATGCGTGTGCGCTCGGCACCAGTCATACCACGAACTTCTACTTTTACGCCCCACTCTGGAACATCCACAATTTCTGATGGAATATCCTGAGCAGATAAGATTTGGTCTCTAATGGACACGTTTTCTCCTTTTGGTCTCGTTGGACTCGGTTATCGGGATTCTACTAGGTTTTTAATTATTATGCGTAAGCCCCGCGAGTTACGGCGCCTGTAATCTGAAACTCTGCTGAGTAAGTAACAATGTCGCCCACTCCTGCTGCGGTTTCGTAAGATGTTAAGAAGCACTCACCTGTGTATTTTGTATAAGTCGAAGTTGAACCTTCAGGACCATACTCGAATGAAAGGCTTGCCTCTGCTCCTAATACTCCAGCCAAATATCCATCGACTGTGGCGTCGAAGGAACCTTCAATGCTGATAGTTTGGTTCTTAAATCCGACTACATAAGTACGGTCAGATGAACCGAATGATGTAGTTTCTAAAACTTCAGCCTCACGAGGAAATGAAACTGAGTTTAGGGTGTCGCTGATATTTCTTAGTGTTCCGCCTGAGTCATCAATTTTGAAGACGGCGGCTTTACCGTGACGAAATGTTGGCATTTTTTTATCTCCTTGAGAATGCGATGCTGAATGTGATTGAACCTGTACCAGCCCCTGGAGTTACCAACGCACGCACATAACGATTGATAGTTGTTCCTGAGGCAACGACTGAGCGTTGAGCAGTATTAGTGCTAATGCCAATAGTCGTGAAAGTAACTAAGTCCGCCCAAGTTGAGTTATCAGCCGAGTGTTGGACTTTTGCTACTACTGTTGCTGAGCGAGTGTTGGCAGTTACATGCAAATGGGCAACGGCTCCAGTATTTGAAGACGCAGCATTATCTACACTGCTACCTGTTGATGTACTTGTAGCGGCGACTTTGCAAGCAAGCCAAACGCCATAGTCAAGTCCATTATTCGCTACCGCTTCGCCCGAAACGGCAACAACATCTGTTAGTGGGCTACTTATCTCATAACCAGTAGAAGCGGAGTCCACAAGAACCGCCCTACCGCCGACAGAAGTGCTGTCGCTTGATGTACTAATTATTTTGTTAGTTGTATTCCCTAAAGCGCTTTCCAAAATTTCATCTACTGCGTCGGCTGTTCCGTCAAATAATCCTTCGAAAGAGATAGAACCATCTGAATGACCGACGATAAAGGTGCGGTCAGATGAACCGAAAGTAGTAGTTTCAGGGGTTTCAATAGTGTTGCTGACAGAAACGCTATTCAAAAAGGTAGTTAAGTCGAACTCGTCAGCAAATAAAACAGTATTTTTACCATGGCGAAAGGTTGGCATTATTTCTCCTCAACTGGACGTTGGTGTGGGGTTCCATCTTGAACAAAGCCGTCCCCATCAGTATCTTGCGCATTAGCGTCAAATGGCTCTTCAGCGGCAACAGGGGCTGGAACTTCTTCAGTGATTATTTGTTTAGTTGAACTCTTTGACTTACCATCGGCTAGTTCAATCAAGCCTTGGTCGAGTAACCATTTTGCTGATTTTTCTGGAATATCTGAAACTACGCTTCCCGCTTCGGCACGCTTATCAGGCGGATAGTCGAGGCCCGCTAGTACTCGGTATTGGGTCATGTAACGCCTCCTTTAGGCAACACGGACCCAACTACCTTAGACCTCAAAGGGCTCTATATGTAGCGGGGTCTCAATGGACTCGGTAAGACAAGATTAGCACCATTAAAGGATATAAGGTGGCTAGACTTACTTAAGTAATGCTATGTCTGTAACTCTAATTTCAGGATACATACAAAAAGTTAAAACGCCTGACTCTGATTTTTCGCCAGTTATCTCTTGCCACCAATCACTACCACCATCCATAGCGGGTGCTTGGAGCCAAACGCAACCGCCCCAATCCGCAACTCGGAAATGGTGATAATGCCCTGAAACTAATACATCAGCACCGCCTACATGTTGGCGACCTAATGCTTGCCCTTCTAGCCATCTCCTTAGTTTTTGTTCAACTCCTTGTCCGCCTCTTCGAGCGGCATGGCCGTGTGTAATGCCGAGCACCCAACCTGCTACTTCCGCAGTAATGCTCAATCTATCTTTAGGTATAGCGAATTGGATATGACCGAAAGCCTCTTCATTGGCCTCTAATATCTCGGCAACTTGTTCAACTATTGCCACATCATCATTATCGTTCAATGTGGTGTAAGACTTGCCGCCACTATTTCTATTTTCTCCATGATTGCCCGCAACTGCCAGTACTTGCACTTCATTAAAATACTTGCTCCATCTCATAAGCGCATCTCTCAATAAACGCCTAGCGACTTTGACTTGGTCTCTTCTATCTAATTCAACTGAAAATGTTTGTTGAGCATAATGCCCTACGCAACCTTCGATTGAATCCCCTGTCCATAAAACTACTAACTTACCAATCGGCCGTTTGAGTTTTTCTAACTCTTTTATTCGTATTTCTACTTTATCAATAGAGTTTAGTATTCGCTCAATTGTTCCTTTTAGGCCATCTCCATCAGCCTTACCGATTTGCCAGTCAGATAAAACTACAACCAATGCTCCTTGGCCTTCGAAATTAGTTTTTAATTTCGTTTTCTAACTCAGTTAAATCTTCTTTGTTTGCGTCGTCCTTAAATTGAACGACTTTACCTTTCCATTGACGATTTAATGCACCATCAGGATTGCCCCATACATTAAACAAAACAGGTTCTACGACTCTAAACTTTTCAGGGTCTAAGCCCCAAATTCGTAAAATTGCATCCCAGTTCGGCGCTTCTTCTAAAGGCAAAGCGGTTGTGGTTATTGTTCCTTCATCACCATTCCAAATAACTCCTGCTTGCCACTCTGCGCCTATTTTATTTAATTTCGGCTCATTAGTGGGATTACTAGAAGTTTGGAGAAGTTTGTCCATCTCTTCATCAAAGTTTAAGGACAAGAGCAACCTCCGCCTTTTGCCCTGCGCCTATGTCGGCGCATAACTTCGGCACTTACCGTGTAATTATATTTTTTAAGCAAGCCAACCAAATCTAAAGACAATACTTCAGGATTATCTATCAAATTTATTAGTTTACTTTTAGTTGGTTCTTCCAAACTATCTAATGTTCTTTTGACAGAACAAATCATGCCATTCGATTTTTTATTTGGAATAAAATTATCTAAAGCAGTATCAAAACTAACTGAGTTGTTGATTAGTGGCTTTGCATCTTCCGCAGTTGAGTTTCCATGGTCTTGATAAGAACTCAGCAAGGATTCTGTTACATCGCCAGCATCTTGGAAATTCGTCACGATTCTCTCCTCGGGCGTAGGGGTCTCGTTTAACCTCTATCTCGCCCAAGTTTACACATCCACATGACAGTCTAGGTTAAAAACGACACGAGGCCTCTCCAATTGGTCGGCACCAAGAGGATACAAACTTCCAGATGAAGATACCCGCATAACTAATACTCCGCTTACGCTTACGTTTGTCATACCGCAGACTAAAGTCCTAAGCGTGTCTGCTAAGTCCCTAGCGGCAGGGTAATCATCTCTGCCTGCTCTTACGGCTATTTGAATGCTAGGGCGATTAACCTCGAAAGCGGTAGGGCCGAAAGTTTCGATAGGGGCAAAACCTTGATATTCATAAACACATACACATAAATCAGGAGTATCAGGCATTTTGGCTAAAAAAAGATTAGTTCCTAAAGTCAAAGTGGCGTTGTTATTGTCGATATAAGTACCAATAGCCTCTAGAGCGGTTGCCATTACAGACCTAACCCTTTCACTACCGCACTTGTTAAACGAGTGCTCATGCCCTTTGTTTGCCTTTTGAGAGGGCCTTCTAGGAACTTAGCCTTCTTACCAGGTTGGTGTCTTGCTTCTAAATCCTCATGGACAAAAATAGCGTAATCAGCGGCGGCGCCTCCATATGAAATCTCCACCACCATTTGTCCGTTCTCTGTAAAAGGCAGGCCTAGTATTCCCGAGTTCCTAAGATTACCAGTATCAACTGGAACCTCTTG